TCAGCGGTAGGGTGCTTAGAAACATGCAATCTTCGCCGATAGTCGGGGACGAAACCTCCTTTGAGTCGAATCTTTTATTCTACAACATAGACGAATCGGTTCTAAAGGAGATAGAAAATATGCAGGCTTTCTTGGATGAGGGACGTTACAAGGAGGAGGACGATTTGATAGACTACAAAACTCACGAAGAAAACGATTTGGCCGAACTTAAAAAAATGGTCGAATACATAAAACCCGAATTGGACGAGGACGAGGACGCACTCATAGATAGAAGAATTTAAATATATAATTTATTGGTAATCAATCCTATCTTACAATTCGTTGGTTACCAAGAAAAAAATTCTCCCCTGATAACCAATCGGTTACGATTGCGCCCTGCTTGGATTTCACATAACTTATTGGTTTCCAATAAAAACTTTTTAAAAATATTTTTTTATTTTAAAAAAGCGTCGTATATTTACCCTGTATCAGTCAATAATCACTCAAATAAAGGTTTTATGTTAACATCTTACGAAATGGATCAGGAAAAACTTAAAAAAATGGCCCACCTCATTGGGTACCTGCCGGGATTCGTCAATACCATCCAATACTACAGCGATTTGGAGGATCTCAAGGCAAACGCAAAGAAAAAATTTGAAGAATCAGAAACAAAGTGGAAGGAATTACAATCAATTTAAAAAAAATAAAATATGAGCAAAATGTATTCGGTCGATGAGGAATTCATCATAGAGGACAGAAAGAACGGCACCATAAAAACTAAATTTTTGGACGGGCAAGTCACTTATGAATATAAACAAACCATAATTGACGACTCTAAGGCATTTTATAGTAAAAAATGTGATCTTAAAGACATCCTCGATAAAAAGTAAACAACCAAAATATGTATAAGTCAGTGTTCCCTCCCGTTTGTGTGTTCGGTCCGCACAGCAAAAAGTGGTACGTCATAGCGGACGGGAGGTGGAACGAAGTGGATAGGAATTACGATTGGGAAGAACTTTCTAAACTGTGGGAAAAAATAGTTTACGGTCCGATCGAAAGAAACGAAAAGAAAAAAACAAAGGCCATTTCATATTCTGTTGAGGGCAGCAGGGGGAATTCCTACGCTGTCGTGAACAGCGGAAACATTTGGACTTGTTCTTGCCCTGCCCACGGTTTCGGTAGGGGTAAGGAATGCAAGCACATATTGGCAATAAAATCAAAAAATAAGTCTACTTAAATGCAAGACAAATTGAAGATATACAGTACTACCGAACCCGAAGATATGTTGGGATTCAACGAATGGATGAATAAATTTAACGTAAGTACTTTGTATTTCGATAAAAATTCTAACCATCTGGCGGTAGAGATCATGAAACATTACAAATCCCAACCCGGATATTTGTACAAATTAGCTAAAATAATAAATGAAGATTATGAAGATAGTAAAATAGATTCCTGGTTCAGAAGTCTTGGAGGAATTTGAAAGTTATCATCCGGAACCCATAAGGTGGAGCCTTGAATATAAAAAACAATTCATAGGCAATAAAAATACAAAAGCAATTTACGTCAGACAACCAGAACCCGACCGCGAATACGTAGGAGAAATATTCCTTTCGTGGAATTCGGACAACGTGGTCGAAGTTTGCAGCATCACGGTTAAACCCCAATATCGCGGAAAAAATTATGGTAAATTATTGATAGCGATTGCCATGAATTGGGCAAGAACTCACAGATTTGAAATTATGGTGGGTGATGCCAGGGAGGGAGCCAGTTGGAACGCGTTTAAATACTTTGGAGCGTGGTCGGTATACAGAAACAAAAATTGGTCAAATACAGGAGAAACGTACGTACATTTTTTTATAAGCCTAAATACTGACAAACAAGGATGAAGAAAGCGAAAAAGAGTTTAATTAACATGACGACTGCTTACCAAATACTTTTTTGGTGCATATCAGAATACGGTAGAAGTAAACTAAACGGCAAATATCCCCACATAGAGTTCTTAAAAAAGAACGAAGAGGAGGATTTGTACGGGTACTTTGATGAAGTGGAAAGTACCATTTACATATACAAGAATAAAATGAACAGCCTTGAAAATTTGGCAAAAACCATAATTCACGAATACACCCACTACGTTAAGCACTCAATGGCCGAATACAAAGTGTTGTCCAAATACTTGAGTCACGAAAGGAATCCCCTGGAAATCGATGCTAGAAAGGTAGAAAGACAGGACTATGGAAAGTGTCTGAGATTTTTAAAGAATGAGCACGGAATTTATGAGTAAGCGAATGCTTGTGATATTTATTGTTGGAGTCGCCAGGGCCAAATAAAAATAGTTTGTGAATACGCAGTAGATCTACTGTAAAAGGTCGGGTAAAACTCTAAAAAATTAATCATTAAACTCGTATTTCACAAACTCCTTAGATCATGATTCTATTGCAGCTACCAACAGAGACAGTTAACAATTCATTTTTACAGTACGGAATTTTGGGAATAGTGGCGCTTTCACTGGCTTATTTTGCGTGGACTCAGTACAATAGATTGGTGGAGAAGAACGACACTCTGGAAAAGAAAATAGACAGACTTCAAGAGGAAATGTTAAAAATACTTGTCGAAGAAAGGGATAGAATGTCAGAGTTGATAGAAAATAACAGCAAGGCTCTAAGGGACCTGCACAGCACCATACTCACCTATTTGATTAAAATGGGAGCAAACGAAGAAGCAAATGAAGAACCAAAAGGCCCGGGCCCTAGAAAGGGAAGCAGACAAACTACTTAAAGCATATTCCACTCTTGAAAAGTGGAAATCAAACAGAAAAAATAAAAGTTACGATGAAATTATCCCGCGCAAAAAGAAGACGGATAAAAATAAAAGCGTGTAGTCAAAACGGGTCCAGTTGCGATTATCACATTGCTCTGTTCGGTTACCCGTGCAAATCGTGCTCCGTCCACAATAAAAAAACCAAAATCTCCCAGAAACTATTGGGCACTGTCAATTGAATTTGACGATGTTTCTATTATCCATTAATTTATAGTGAGACCATGAGCTCCCAATGAGCTCCAAATTTGAATGGTAACCAACGCTTTACAAACCGTTGAAAACCAATTAAATTTCATTCCATAATAGATTAATTTCCAAATTTTTATAACAGATTGATTATCAGGGAAGAATTTTTAAAAAAAGCTAAAATAAATTTTTTTCTTTCAAATAAACGCAGTATATTTACCCTGTATCACAATCAAAAATAAGTTATGAAATTTCTTCACACAACGCTTGATGCACTAAAATTGCAATTGGAGGCCGACAAGCACGCACAATTGGAATACAGCGATAACGTTTGCAAAAAACAGGTAGAGGGTCTCAATAAAAAAATTGCTTCTTGGTTCTTAAAAGAATTGGGAATCAGTAACGAGATCCATTTTTCCAGGGAAAATTTAAGGCTCATAGTAATACCGGGCACTTCTGTGGAAATTTACCTCAGAATTCCTTGGAGGGATTACGAAAAGGATACCGTAAAACCGAAAATCGAACTGAATTGGTACGGTTCAAGTTGCCGCGTGTGAGAGGACAAGCACACCCAGTATTTGGCCCTGTTGGGAAAAATCGCCCCGCACCTTCAAAAAATTGAGGACGAGTGCCGTCTGTGGTATTTGGAGTACGAGGGGTACAGAAAGGGATTGGTTCCTTTCTCCACTAAAGTGCGTGAGACAGAAAACGCAATACGCGACACTGAAAGGGCCATAAAGGCACAGGACATCGAATTGTACAAGAGGGTGGGGTTCAAGTGCGATTTGAAAAACGACACGGACACACGGAGAAATTACGAAATTGAGGGAAGTCCTTACGAATTTAAGGAGTACAAAAAGCACATTAAGTTGTACTACGGTTACGGTAAGCACGATTACATTCAAATCAATTCGTTTGAAATACTGATGGATTTGAAGCGGGGAAAATTGAGAATCAAATACAAGAACGAATACCATGGTCAGACCGAGGAATCGTTTTCCACGGTGGACGTGACCCCTAAATTTTTCGTACCGTTCATTCAAGAAGTTTACGATTTGCAAACTTGCGGCGCCGACGAAAAGAGGAAGCGGGAAATTTTAAGGTCGGAAATGTACAACAAGTAAGAATTTAGTTCTTTGAATAAAAAATATTAACGATCCGGGCCGGGCTCACATTCCTGGGCTGAGGGGTCCGGTACCAGGCCCCCTCGGAAACTAGGGAGTTAACGGATCGTTATTTTTAATGCATCGCAACTCACGTAGAAATGAAGACTTCTTAATAAAAAGGGTAGGACAGAACCTTAGCCTGCGAGTAAGTAAAAAAGTTGGGGAGCAGCTGTCTAACACATAGCTGTCTTTAAATAACCCTTGAAGCTATTAAGATGCGAAACTACCTGATTATTTCCCTGTAAGTGGGTACCGAACCTGAAATAGTGGTAGCGAGTAGGGCACCCATAATAATAATTTAATCAGCTCCCAAGGGTGAGCAGTTACGTTAAGAAAGACTAACGTAGGTACCCCCCGTTTGAGGGTGCCAGCTTTAAAGCGTAACTGAATGCAGAGGGACGGTCAGATGGCGGAATTGGTAGACGCACTGGGGAGATTAAACTTGGAAACATTTGTTAATCTTAATAGTTAATCCTCTTTATTTACGGGTTCGAATCCTGTTCTGACTACAAATACAAAACAAGAAATAGAAGACATTTTTAACCATCAAAAAAAGTAAACAATGAAAAAAATAGTTTTGAGCATCGGTCTGATCATGACCGTTTTATCCGTAGCAGTATCGCAAACCGTCGATAGTGCCAAATTAAAAGTTGACAGTACAGTAAAATTACAAACGGTGGCGCTACCCGATTCAGCAAAGTTGACAGCATACATGGTCTATTCGGACATCAAATCAAAGATTGAGGGCTTAGGCGCTGGATTAAAAATCGGTGCTGAACACATTTATTCTGTGTTTGTCAGACAACAATTGGTAAATTCCATTGTGTACTGCTCGTTTGCTATAGTATCATTTTTGACTCTATCATCATTTTTCAGAGGAGCCAAAAGAAAGGACGAACCTTGGAGTGATGAAAGTGGTGGTCCTACTAGTGTTGGTATTTTTAGAGTGATACAGATGATAATTGGAATAATCATGTTCATTCTCGTTCTCATATTTTCAAGGGACATCATAACAGGCTTTGTCAATCCGGAGTATGGCGCCATAAAAGAAATAATTGGATTCATAAAACAATAATTGTGTTTTTAAATGAAAATAAAATTAAAATTAAGGGAAGGTCAAAGTGTGTGGTTCACTAGCGACAGTCACTACCACCATCCGAACATTTGTTCGGCGACCACCAAGTGGATTAATCCAGTGACTATAAGAGAGTTTAAATCTTTGGAGCACATGAACGCTACGATTGTTGAAAACATCAACGAATTCGTGGGGCAGGATGACATACTGTTTCACTTGGGGGATTGGTCTTTTGGGGGGTTCGACAAGACCAGAGAATTCAGGGACAGGTTGGTGTGCAACAACATTCATTTGGTCCTTGGAAATCACGACGATCACATAGAAAAAAACAAGGACGGTATAAGAAGTTTGTTCGCTTCCGTTAATGAATACGTTGAATTGGAAGTTAACTACCCCTGGTTGGGCTCCGTAATTCACAATTTCGTTCTCATGCACTTTCCGATAGCGAGTTGGAATCACTTGACTAAGGGGCACATGCACCTTCACGGTCACTTGCACCTCAAGAAAAATGTTAGGGCGAATAAGGGAAAAATGATGGACGTTGGTGTAGACGGAAACGACATGTACCCAATCGGTTTAAAAGAAGTGGTGTCCATTCTTGGAAACAGACCTCTACAGGGAATGTTTGAATTCGATCACCACAAAAAATAAGTAAATAAAAGCTATGATAAACAATTTTGATTCTATATTTGATTTGATAACGTGCAGATTGGATCACTTAAAACCGGGGAATTCTATTTCGTGCAAATATTCAAAAGACGAAAGGACAATCCCCTCATGAAACAGGACTTGGTCACTATTGACAATTTCTTTGTGCAAGGAGCTTTTGATTTAAAAGAAAAGCAGGACAGAATAATAGAGGTGTGCGATCTTAATAACGCTAGGGCGTACATAAGATTGAACAGGCGCAGCGATAAAAAAGTTGCTTTGCAAACTCTTAGATTAATGGCAGAGAACATAGCTGCAGAACAGTACGACATAAAGAATTGTTATTTGAGTTGTTGTGGTCAGTTTCATTCGGAAGACAACCATAAAACTTGGTTGATAGACGTCGATGACAAGGACTATGAAGGCATGGACCAAGAATTGGCAAAAGAGGCACAACTAAAAATGCTTTCCTTGGCCCAAGAACTCATAAAGTGGACGGGTCGGGACAGTAGAATGAGAGTATTACCGACCAAAAACGGTTACCACGCGGTGTGCAGGCCATTTAACCTTAAAGCGTTCAGAGAGAGCTATCCGCACCACCCGGACGTGCATAAGGACAATCCAGTTCTTTTGTATTGTCCATAAAATAAAAGTTATGACTCAAAAGATGGTATCGCAAGAGTTAATAGAACAGATGAACAAACAATTCTTGGGAAAAAGAATTTCTGTGGAAGGGGACGTTGGTGTGGTCAGTGGCACTTGCCAATTCATGGGTTACAATTTAACTTTCCCAAGTTGGGGTTTTCAAGTGACCGTGGACAGAATGCCGGTCACCAATGTAAAATTAAAGTCTATAAAATTAATAGATTAAAAAATGGAAAACGTTAATAGTTGCTGCTTTGTAGCGAAAATAAGTGAATTAAAACCCATAGAGGGTGCCGACATGATCGAAATGGCGATCATTGAGGGTTGGAATTGCATAACCCAAAAGGGTAATTACAAATCGGGGGATTTGGTGGGTTGCGCGACTACGGACGCGGTGATACCCGAAGAATTGGCGGAAAAAATGAATGTGACCGGTTATCTAAGAAAGGGAAACCGAGTTAGAACGGTCAAATTGAGGGGAGTTTACTCTGAGTGCTTGATAATTCCAATGTCGTATGTACCGAATTCGCAGAGTTTCAAAGAGGGTTCTGATCTCATGAAAGCCCTTGGCGTATTTAAGTACGAACCTCCTGTTAAAAACATTCAATTGACATCAGGAAAGAAAATAAGATACCACGAAAATCCAAATTTTTTGGTGTATTACAAATTTCCAAACATTAAGAATGTGCCTGGAATGTTCACCAAAGAGGACGAAGTTCAAATTACCAGAAAATTGCACGGTACTAATGCAAGGTACGGCATAGTGAAAAAAACAAAGTTGTCGTTCTTGGACAGAATAAAGAAATTCCTGTACAAATACGTTAATCACACGCCCGAATCGTGGAAGTTTGTGGATTACGATTTTGTGGTTGGATCCCACAACGTGGAAAAGGGTTCTGATTCTCAAGGATTCTACGATACCAACGTGTGGTTCGATGTTGCCAAAAAATACAGTTTGAAGGAAAAACTTTGGAACTATGTAATGTTGTTGGAAGATGAGGGTTTGCTGGGCTCTGGCTTCGTCATTTACGGAGAGATATACGGTCCAGGAATTCAGGCCAATTACGATTACGGTTTGAAAGAAATAGAATTTGCTGTGTTTGATACTTGGTTTAACGGGGAATACTTGGATGTGTACGATACTGCATTCATAGTTGATTTCATATTGAATTTGCCTTTAGTGCCGGTTCTTTATACGGGACCGTGGAGTCAAGAAGTGCAGGACAAGTTTCTATTGAATAACTTTGTTGAGGGCACAAAAGTACCCCACGAGGGAATAGTGATTAAACATATTTCCGGTGCTAGGGAAAAAGTGGCGAAGGTCATAAATCCTCAGTACGCGGTATTTTCCGAAAAGAACAACGTTGGGGATTCACACTAAAAAATAATAACATGGGTGACATCAAAACAAAAAATTTCAGTTCGCTTGACAAACTAAACAAGTTCGTTAAGGAGAATTCCGCGAAAGTAATAAACGTACAGAGCGTGACGGTTTCCGTTAACACTGGATTGCCCCCTACCTAAGGGAGGTTCTTTCTATTGCGACGAGGAACAATTCAAACTTTTTTACCAATTACCAGTTTGGAAATTGGAAGAAATACACGAGCCATGATTGACCTAGAAAAATTAAAAGCTTTTTTTGACAGCGAAGAGGGAAAGGAGTTCAATAAAAATTTTGTAAAAAAGCTTGAGATGGAAAGAACTCACACCGATAGGTGGACAGAGAAGTTTAAACTTTGGGCAGAATCATTTGGATTGGACGCAGCGATAGAAAAATTGCTTCAAAAGTACTATTCAAAGAAATACGTCGCAGGGGAATATAAGTTGGGGTACGAACCACGGGAGCCATTAATTTGGGTCCTGTGGGAGTACGCCGTTAAGTACGGTAAAAAGTGCAGAGCGAAGAAGTACGCCAACACGTTCACTTCAGAAATGTATTACGTTGGTTCGTACGTCATTCAACTCATGCACGGTCAGGGATCGGTAATTAGATTGGACAAAATTAAAGAAAGGCAAAATGGCAAAAAAGTGCAAAGTTTGTAAAGAGGACCTCCACCCCGTAAGGGTGAAATTGGGTTACGACACATGCGTTAAACACTCAAAATCGGAAAGGTACGCTGGAATAATTTCTGGGACCGAGGACGATAACTTTGAGCTATACATAGTAAAGGATCAGGAATCAGCAAAGTACCTAAAGGAACTTTCTCCGGTGTACGAGTAGCATATTTATAACTACATAATAGTTGAAAATGAATTACATCAGTCCTGTAGCGTACGCAGAAACACTAAATACCTTTAGGGGAAATTACACAAATTTAAAGGAATCCGACGAAGATAATATTTGTTTGGACGCCAAACAGCACGAGTGGAAGAAAGTAGGCAAAGAAAAGGCCAAGTGCAAAAAGTGCGGGATGGAAAAGGTGATCTCGTACGGTTACGAACCCGAAAAATCGTTTGAGTACGGGCAAAAAAATAAAATGCGAGAGGGCAAAATGAGCGAATCGAGAATAAGATTCGAGTCCCTAAAACAGAAATTGTCCCCTGAAGAACAAGAACAGTTGAGCGAATACCTTGATTCTTTGAAGGAGATCAAAAAAACTATTAGGGAACTCTTGATGAAGGGAGCTTCCAAACCCAGAGGCGCGGAAATAGAGGAAACCGGTGGGAACATGATGAGAAAGTGGATGAAAGAAAGTAAGAAAAAATAAGTTTTTAGTACTTCATAACTACTGTCATAATAAATTGGCTTCCAATGGGAAGCCTTTTTTATGTCCCGTGATGAAACGGGCTCATTGGGCAGCGCAAAAGTCCAAAGATTGGGAAACCATCGACCAAATCCAAAAAGTGGCCCATGAGCTCAAAAATTCTCTATTGGGATCCAATGAGTTATGAATTCATCCAAAGAATATCCATAACTGATTGGTTTCCAAGGGAAAATTTTTCACAAAAATTTTTTTATTTGAAAAAAGCGTCGTATATTTACCCCGTATCAATCAAATAAAGGTCATGTCAAAAGAGTACTACGAAATTCACAAGCGCGAGGCCAAAAAATTGGGCCTCACAATCAAAGAATATTTCGCACAGCGAAAGGGAAACAAATCCAAAGCCATCCCAATCCAAAAAAGCAAGCCCGTCGAAATTGACTTTTCAAAAGTACAAACGATTGACAAAATCGCAATCGACGAGAATATGCTCAAAATCTACAAATCGGGCCAAGTCGTCGACGACATGTTTTCGTTCGAAGGCGGAATTCCCGTTTGTACCAATGTAATGATCACTGGTGACCCGGGCGCGGGTAAGACCACGATCATGCTTCACACGATGGCAAATTTGCAAATGAAAAACAAGCACCTAAAGTGCCTTTTCATTTCAGCGGAAATGGGCTGCAAGGGGATCCTCAGTTACAAAAAAAGGTTCCCAATCATTGGGTGCCTTCAGACGCTGTTCGCTTCTGAATTTGCTGAGCACAACATGAAGGACGTCATCGAGCAATTGTTCGAAAAGGGCTTCGACTACATTTTGGTGGACAGCATCGCAGAACTTTTGGCCACGGTCAGAGAGGACTCGGGCATGTCCCAGGCGCGAGCGGATAAGTGGATACTGGACCTCTGCGTCAAGCACAACAAAGGAGAAAACTCCCGTAAAGTGTACAGCACCATGCTGCTCATCCAGCAGGTGACCAAGAGCGGTCAGTTCATTGGGTCCAACAAACTCAAGCACATTTGCGATGCACACATGGAACTCAAGAAGAGAAAGAGGGAGACCCCTGATGAAGTACAGAGGTTCTACATGTTCTTTTCAAAGAATAGGAACGGTAACGCGTTTGTGGAGTGCGAATTTACCATCAACGCCGACAACGTTAAATACGGCCAGATATCCCAGGAAGCGCCAGAAATTGTGGACGAGGAGGAAGTATTTCAATTATCGATTTAAAAATGTTTGGAAATGGACACAAAAAAAGAGAACATAAAGATTGAGGAAAAAGCAAGAGAGCTTAGGAATCAATTTATTGATTACGTGGATTGGGGGAATGGAGGAACTATTTATCTAAGCCTACGAAAACGCAACAAAGTGCGCTATTGAGTGCTGCGATCAGGTGATTAGAACCGTAGAAACTGAAATTGATCCGAGGCTCGACGTAGTTGGATTTTGGTACAAAGTTAGAGAATCTTTATTAAGAAGCGTTATTCCCGAACAAATATGGAGTGATATATTTTGGGGTCTTTCCATAGGAAGTATTAGTGGAGTTTTATTAAAGACGGAAACAACCGCGGAATTTAAAGGCAAAAAAATTAAAGTCGCTTTGTATTTGGATAAGAATATAACACCTCAAGAAATAACTTTTGAATTAAGAAAAAAATAAGCGCGAAAAATTTAATACAACTCTCAGATAATCTAATAGCGGTGATAGTATCGAAGTACGCGAAAAACATTCAAATTGAATATCCATTCTATATAAATTACCCAGACCTAAATAAAAATCAACGACTTTCATATAATGAGGGAGGGTATGCATTTAATTACATTACACTACCACTGGGAAAGTGGGAAATGGTGGCCATTGTAAATAAGGACGAAGTTGATACTCCTTTAGAGCTCGGAAGAATGGCATCTATTTTAAAGGATTCCGGTTATGTGGACGCTTACGTTCTTTTGGATTGTCATCGCATAGATTTGGAATCAGATGAAATGAAATGGAGTGATTGTGTTATACTCACTAAAATTGATTAATCATGAGACCTTTTGGAGAGGACAAAAAAATAAAAGGAAGCGGTAAGTGGAAAGTTGATTACCGAATCAGAACTAACAATAGAAAAATTCCCAATTGGTGGGAAGGGTTAAGTGGATTTGTATCACGCAGAAAAATGAAACAGGACCTAAATCGAGAAATTAAATCGAACATTAAATAACCGATTATGGTAAAGAAAGAATTCGTTCAAGATCTAGAATTGGGAATGGTGGTATTTCACGAAAAGATATACAATGGTCGCGAACCCATGAAAATCGTCGGTATTAGGGAAAAAGAAGTGTAACTGGAGGGGGATTTTTCAGGCGGTGTACGTCCTGATATAATTGAAAAAGATTGGTTACCCATTGATGGATTGTTTAGACTTAGAAAAGTGTGTTGGGAACACAGTCATTTTGGGTCTTGTACACTACCAAATGTGCATTGCAGTTATCCTCACTGCGAACCCTACGTAACGAAAGACGATCATTCTTAAAGAGGAAGAGATTAAAAATAATTTATGAAAAATAAAGGGCGTAAACATAAACATGTAAGAACTGTTAATGAAACAGATATGAAAGGAGCTTGGGATGCTGGTGGTTCATTAGTACATATTACACGTCCTATTACTTATATGTCTTCTAGAGGATACGCAACAGGCAGATTTGATAAAAAGAAATGGTCAAAAAGAATAAGAGGTTATTTTAAATCACAAACAAAAGAAATTTTTTAGAAAGTGAAAAAAACAGTAGTAATTCCCGACCTACATGGTCGTAGCGATTGGAAATTGATAGTGTACACGGAAAAACCGGACGAAGTGATATTTTTGGGCGATTACTTTGACTCTTACAACATTTCCGGTGTTGAACAACTGCACAATTTCAAAGAAATAATCGAGTACAAAGAGACGTTCCCCAATGTCATCATGTTAATAGGTAACCACGATCATCACTACTTCTCTTCGGTTGGGTACAACGGCACTTCGGGTTACCAAGCGGGAATCGCCCATAACATAACTCAAGCGTTAGAGGAGAACATTCATCACTTACAGATGGCCCACAAGGGGGGAGAATTCTTGTTCACACACGCGGGCGTTAGCGAAATTTTCATGGACAAAATTTTTGGTGAAGATGGCTGGAATCCTGATAACATTGCTGAAGATCTGAACGAGTTGTGGAAGCACAAACCCAAAGCGTTTTGTTTCAACGGGTATATATCCGACACGGGAGACGAAGTGATGCAAACCCCAATATGGATAAGACCGACCAGTTTGATGAGGGCGGGTAAAATGAAGAGGGAATTGTACAAGAAATACATTCAAGTTGTGGGTCACACACAGCAAAAACAAATAGACACAAAGGGAAAATCCACAGGTGGTAGGTATTACTTCGTGGATGCACTCGGAACCTCGGGTCAATACATGGTGATAGAAGACGGTAAGATTGGTTTCAATTTTTCCGGAATTACCAAATAAATACATTTTTTGGGCTCAATGGAATTCATTATTTTTAACCATAACAAAAAACAAAAACAAACTGAATTCTTTGATAAACGAGTGCAATAAACTCGGAAAATTCAAGTACTACTCAACAATAAAATAACAATGAACATTCAAAAAACAAAGCAAAATCCAGTTAAACTTGCTATTTGCTGGTTGGTAGTTCTTTATTACGAACTGTTTAAATCCAAAGAATTGGAAAAGTACAAATTGCAAGCGAGGGCGGGAATCGTTTCGATCGGAGCCCGGTACAAAAAATACTTTGAATCCAAAGAGTACGTCGTCAACTACAAAATGTTAAAAGCGTGGATAGGCGAGTACGAAGTTAACAATAAAACTTACCTAAAGTACATCGCCACCGGACAAGTACCGCAAAAACAATTGACAAAGCTCGCGTACAAGATAGCCAGAAAGGAGAAGTTAACTTCTCAAGAAACGGAAATTTTTTCTGGCTGTGTAAGGGAAATTAACGAGATCATTTCAAAATTTCCGACGAATTCTTTGATCGATAAATTACCGGCAAATGTTGATCTTTTTGTGTAATGACAAGAATAAACGCTACCGTACCGCCCAAAAAACTGTGCGATCAGCATTTGATTGCTGAGTACAGGGAGATTTTAAGGGTTTTTAAATTGGCGAGACGCACAAACACCGCTCCAAAAAAATTTACGCTTGGAACGGGACACGTGAGTTTCTTTTACGATAAGTTAAAGTACGCTCACAATAGATTTCAATTGTTGAGGCGAGAAGTATTGGACAGGGGATTTACGGCTAACATGGAATTCGATAGTTCAATTTTATTGGGCAAGGAAAACTTGTACAACGATTGGATCGGTACTAAAGAGGCGAACAAATTGGTTACGAACAGAATGCTAGAAAGGGCGAAGTCAATGGGAAAGTTACGTTACATGGGCAAATTGATAACAAAAGAAGATTACGAAAAAATGTTGCAAGGGTTTTAATTAAAAAATTGGTACCATGGACTTTGTCCTTTCTTTGCTATTACGCACGACCTCTTGGTTAATGAGAGTTTTTGTCAAACACAAAAAATGGAAATTAGTGGCTTCAATACTTGAATTTAGAAAGAAAAAACTTGCCACAGTATTAAGACAAAAAATAAAAAATAATGAGCAGTCAACAGTTAAAAATAGGTGATCGATTAAAGATCAAAGAATTGGGGAACGCATTAACCGCGAGTTGGCACTATTTTAATCTCAATGACATTGTTGTTATCACAAAAATTGAGAATCAAAAGACACTCCGTATTACGAAAAGGGTTGGGTTGTCACTGCTAAGGACGACCGAGGCACATTACAGATGTTAAAATTAAGGCAATTCGAAAAAATAAACGAGTAGAACATGATTCACTTACTTTTGGCGTTGGCCACCCTTCAAAACCCAGAAAATTATTACGATAGTCTTTACAAGTACAAGTTACTTTGGAGAAAGGAAGTCGACAGCCTGAAGGTGTACAGTCACAAAATAATAAAAATGGAAGAAAACAAAAAAGAAGTAAAGAAAAAAAGGGAACTGTTCAATAAGTGCATGGACAGGAGCGTTGATGATTTTCAAAAATATTTTGAGTACAAAAAGAAAGTCGACAGCATAAAATTGGCAAAATCATTCACAACTTAAAATTGATATAACTATGAAAACGCACACGGTAAAAGTTTTTAAAAACGAGGGAGAATTTTTGGTGGTAGACACGGTCGTTAAGGCGGATTACGTTACTGTGATGGACGAATATTATGATTTTGGAGTGCACTATACCGATAAACAGGGAGCTGATTGTTATTTGAGCGTTGCTTACTACCCAATAAGAAACACTTGTGTGACGCTTGTTAATTTGTCTGACCAAGAAAATCTAAGCGTCGAAGCAAGACAAAAACTTTTGATGGCCATTGGAGTAATCGATTGATTTCTAATGAATTATAACTAATTGGTTCCCAATAAAGAATTTTAAAAAAAGGCCAAAATAAATTTTTATTTTTTATTCTCAAGAATCTGTCGTATATTTACCCTGTATCAATCAAATAAAGGTCATGAAAAATTTCTTATTGGTGTACGTAATAGGGTTCCTTTTGGTCCTAACGTTTTTGAAATTGTTCGGTAAAAAAATTGGCCTAAATCACCAAGAGGACCACGATTATTCGAATTCTTTGATGTGGCCGATGACTGTGCCACTGTTCTTGATAGTGGGATTCGTTAAAGTACTTTTCATGATCGACGATTGGCGCATGACAAAAAGAAAAAATAAATTCAAATGATAGAAGCAATCATGCACGCTTTGGGACTGTGCGGTGAATCTCACGCTAATCTGTGGAGCGTGCTAATAGAGTTTCCAAATTTGCAATCCATAATTAACTTCTTCAAATTTAAAATAAAAAGGAAATGAAACACGTATTAAATTTAATAATTACGCTTGCGCTCATATTTTTTGGGATTTGACTGAGCATCATTTGTACTCAGACGCCTCAAACTTCTATGGGTTTACTATACGTGCCGCTAATAGCACTTTACATTCTTTGGGGCATGCACATAATACGGAGAAGTTAAAAAAGACGCACTATGACAAATTACGCAACAGTAGACGAACTGCTTGGAAAGACCTTATCTTCCATAGATGCCGAGATAAGGAATCTCCAGAAATTATATTCACCACCACGGAAGGACATAGGTACAAAATGTATCACGATCAGGATTGCTGTGAAAGTGTTTATGTGGATGACATTGACGGTGATTTATCCGATCTCATAGGAAGCCCGATTACACTAGCGGAAGAGAGAACGGATAATGATCAAAACCCCGGGCGATGGTGCGAATCTTTTACTTGGACGTTTTACACGTTCGCAACCGTAAAGGGGTACGTGACAATCAAGTGGTTCGGTTCCAGCAACGGGTACTATTCTGAATCGGTTACGTTTGCCAAGATAGACTAAAATGAAAAGGGAAGAAAAAGTAAAGCGCAAAATTGAAAGGGCAAAGAAGCGTAGGGACAATAGGAACAAAAAGTATAAAGAGAAAATATCAAAAGTTTCAGAATGCGGTAGTAACGTTCCGTTGTGGGTATTGACCAATGACGGTATGTTCGATTGTTGGCCAGATTCTAGCAGTTCAACTGGGTATTTTCAAAAGTGTTCTTACGAAGCCTGGGGAATTTGTGAAGCCCCCTGCAACGGGGATTGTTAAAAAAGAGCGGGATAGCTCAATTGGTAGAGCTCATCATTGGAGGTTCGAATCCTTCTCCTGCCACAAAAGTAAAAAATTAATTTCAAATGACCCAATTACAAAGGAAAGAATTGCTTGAGTACATTTACGAGTACGCCGAGAGATACGATTCAAAGTGGTATACCCCAATGAGCGTGCTAAATCCCATTCCCGAACCGGAAGATTTCTTGGACGCATGGGAAAAAAAGTACGAGGTCGGGGTAGGAGCTGCTCAACCGCCCGAATTACACGCGACCGCGTACTTGGACAAAGATGATTTTTGGAGGTAGGTCTATTGGAAGTACGTCATGGACAGCATGGAACTTTTAAAATCGGGCAAAAAAGAGGACATCAAAGTTAAAAGTAAAGATAGCTTTGTTCTTTCCATGTTGGAGGACGATAAGTTTCTTGAGACCGTCGGTATGAAGTTTTCAGTGGAACTTTTAAAATCCAGTGAGAGGTGTTCTCTTTACGCCCACGAATCCTACGAATTTGGGGACGGGAATTTTGATAAGCACAGGGATTGGCCCTACTGGGTGAACGAGACCAAAGAATTGAACAATCATGAGGTTCACAGTTGGCTGGACAGGTGCGCACCTCACGTGCCGAAGATCAAAATGACGGTCGAAACAAAGGACTCCGTGATAGTAACTTACGAATAAAAAACATAAAAGTATGAAAAATAAAATTGATTTGAAATTAAGTGCAGCCGATGAGGCACCCATTGACAAAAATGCGTATCCGTTTGAGAAAACAGAGGAGATTAGTAGCGGTGAAGTCGATACAGGAGATGAATTGATAAACGACGGTCACCAGCTGGAGGTCATGGACAGAATGAGCATCATTGCTTCTAACTTGAACGATTTTGTCCTTGAACACCCATTAGTGTACGCAAACGAAGAATTGGAAATGTTGGTTGAACAGGCACTGGAACTAATTTATCAAGCGTACCAATTGGTGGGAAATCTCAGCGGAACCCTTGTAATTGATGGTGAATGATGAAAACAACAAAAGAAGTTCACCTAATAATAATATTGGTTGTGGTGATATCGGGAATTTTGTACCAATTCTTTTGTAACAGAAAAAACATAAAAAAATGATACACAAAAGTTCAATAAAGATGATTAAGGAGCATTTGAATGCAATGTGGTGGATCGATGATCAATAGCTTCGCAAAAAAACAGTATTCGATCACATGATAGATTCAGTGATTATGGATGCCCTTCGTTCTATGGTAAAAAATGAGGATGCGTTCAAAAGTCTCGGAGAAAACTGCATTAATTTGCGCGCAAAATTGGATCTGGAAATATTGGACTCAAACGACCCAAATTTGTTGGAGTTCTACAAATCTTCCATGACAATAGAACAGTTCGAATTGGAACAAGAGATGAGACAGAAACTCAAGGAAGAGGGCGGCGCAATAGTGACATTAAAAATAACTGCGGATTAAAAAAGAATCGACTTTACGATGCAGTATAACATTAGCGTAATGGACAGCTCCACGCTGCAGGGATCCATGAATCTGTACAAGCTGATCTTCCAGTTGGCCAATCTGTCGAGATGGCCAAACGGTGAGTGCCCGCACGGGTCGTACAAGAACTGTGGTACGTGCGGCAGGTTCAGAAAAATGTTTGCTTACGAAAGGGGCGTGACAAAGAAAAAACCCATAACATGAAAAAGCAATACGACGACAAAGAGGAAATTTTGATGGGAATTCACTTTGACAGAAGAGACACAAAGGTAGTCGTGACGTCAATGAACGTAAGTGTGCTAGAAAACACTGTTACGATCACAGCGGAAACAAAAATGGGAACAGATAGAGCTGTCACTAGCCTTCAAGGCGCAATCGAATTAGGTTTGATAAATTTGAAGGCCATAAAAAAATTGTTCAGTTATGAAAAATAAAATTTATCGAATAATTCTAAAAGAGAACTTCGACGCGTACGGAAGGGTGACAAAGTCCTACTACACAATCAAGGAATCTGTAAAACTTTTCGGACTCACTTCTTGGGCTACAATGACCGAATATTTGTACGACACTTCTAAACCCCTAGTATTTAACACATTGCAGGAAGCGGAGAGGTTCGTAGAAGACCTAAAAAACGAAAAGATAACGGTCAGACAGGGCTCCAAGTACACAATTGTAAAAGAAATAATCGCATGATAATGTACGAATACTACACAGAAAATAACAGAAATCTTCCCATGGAGGAGTCAGAATTAAATTCCCTTGGCAGAAAGGGGTGGGAATTGGTCACGCACTCAGTGGAACCCGATCCCCTTGCGTACACACTACACCACTACGTGTTCAAGAGGGTGAGAAGGGTGCAAACTTCGATGGACAGAATCTCAGTGTCCGAAACCGGGGATTTTAAAACGGCATGGTAACATTTCAATAAAAATAAAATTTATGTTAGAAGTAAAATTAATTTTTGGAACTTTATTTGCTTTGATCTTCATCGGAGCCATGTTATTCATGATGTGGGACGTGGATATCTTTGTTTCGGTTGGGCCCAACCTGAGAATTGTGAGAGTTGAATTGCCCAAGGACTACGAGAGTCAATTGGAAATGTACGCGTACCAAATACAAAAAAGAAATTTGATCACCAAAAAATGGAAACCAGTCAAATCGAATTTGGACGGAAAGATAGTGTCTGATTCAATCAACCCGTATTACCAGTCTTACCAAGACGCGAAGAATCACTTTGACAGAATAGTCTTCGCATCAACAAAGAAAAACACCAAAAATGTAAACGTTAAGGTTCTTTTGCAAGACACAATTTAAAATAAAATTTATGAAAAAGATAATTTCGTTTCTTATAAGGTTAATCGTGGTCTTTGGGCTATTTTCTTTACCAGCTGTTGTGGGATCGTGGTTGATAGTCCCCAAAATTACCGGATTCTCCGCTTATGTTTTCATGTGGATAGTGGGTTTTTGTGCTATACTTGGAGGATTTGCCGCTATCATATTATTTTTGATTATATGCGCGTTTCTGTTCTCTGATGAAGATTTATTCGATTTTGTATTTTAAAATGTAACCCATGTTCACGAGACACCAATCGTTTATTTTGATAGGGTTGATATTCGTTGGCTACGGATTGTTACTTGCGTTTGGCCTTTTGTTGAACGTTTACAATAATTACAGATTTAAACCAAAAAAATGAATTATAATTACAATGAAATGTCGTTTGCCTAATTTATTGGTTGGACAGTTAGTTTGATCATAGTTGGAGTTGCAATGGT